CCTCCTGAAAATCGTAAGACTACTAATGAGAGAGCTAAACCTATTGTTATCTGGGACCTCTCTAAGAATATTCCTGTCAGATATCTTTCTGAAAGAGATAATCCTGCTGATGTTTTAGCTATGTTATTTGAGTCAGATAATAAACATGGTAATGTGTTAGATCGTTTGGATAAAAGAGAGGCTGCACTTCAATTATTAGAAATGCGTCGTCAGATGGATGAGGCTGAAGAATTAAAGGATCAGTCTGCATTTCTTATGCGTACAAGAAAGAACTACATTAAGTTTAATGGTAAGAAACTTGATGATCAACTTCGGCCATTGGAGTAATAATGAATGTCGGTGATCTTAAGACTCGCGTTAAAAGACAATTCGGTGATGAGTCGGGAGTTCAGATTACCGATGCTGATATTATTCGATGGGCTAATGACGCAATGCGTGAGATTGTCATGCAAAATGAGACTGTTTTGCAGAGTACACAATTTGATGACTTAGAGGTAGGTATAGATGCTTATCCTATGCCTTCTGATTTACTAGTTCTTCGATCCATCAGAGTTAAGACAGCAGATTCAGAGCCTTATTCATCTATTAATGGTTTAAGTCTTAATCAGTTTGATGAAACTATCTACACATGGGATGGGAATAACAGGACCTCTGATCCATGTGTTTATACAATTTATGATGGTCAGATTTTCCTCTTTCCTAAGCCAGATGCTAATTTTACTGATGGTCTAAAGATTTTGTATAGTCAGAATCCTACTGATCTTGTAAATGATGCTGACCCAATCGGTTTACCTCTTATCTATCATAATGCAGTAGTTAAATATTGTTTAATCCAGGCTTATGAACTTGATGAGGATTGGGAAGGCTCGGCTAATAAGTTAGCTCAATTTCAGAATGATCTGAATGTAACAGCAGAGAGAGAAAATCGTAGCTCTATTGAGACATATCCTGTCATTACTGTCCGTGAGGAAGATATGTAATGGTTAGTGCAGGAGAAGTCTTACGATTAGGGCCTTTTACTGGTGGTCTTAACCTATCATCTGATCCAACTTCTGTAGCGGATGCAGAACTTGTTGAATGCGTTAATTTAGAATTAGATATTGAAGGTTCTCTTAAAAGTCGTCCTCCTTATGTAATAGTAGATGATGATAATACAACTATTGAGGGTCATATAATTATTGGGTCAGCATTATTTGGTTCTACAGCTTATTTATTTTCTAGTGGAGTTGATTCTGCAGGAGTAGAGTCTATTAGATCATCTACTGATGGTATTACTTGGACTGCTATTAATGGTGCTAATGAAAGATTTAGTGTTGCCTGTATTCAGTATAGAGATAAGGTATGGTTTGTAGCACACCCTAACTCAACTAATGGTGGGATGAGTTGGGACCCTATAGGTGGTTTAACAGCGATTGCTACTATGCCAAGAGGTATGGCTTGTGTTGTACATAAAGAGAGATTATATGTATGTGCTGGTAGGTCCGCTGTAACTAATAATTCTAGATTAACATTTTCTGAACCTGCTGACTTAACTACTTGGGGTGCTAGTGATTTTATTGATGTTTCGCCTGGTGACGGTGAATCTCTTAATGATATTCTAGTGTACAATGACAACTTACTTCTATTCAAAGATGCTTCTACACATGTTTTAGCCTATGATTTAAATCCTGCTGACGCTATCCTTCGTGAAATTAATCCTGTTATCGGTGTTGATGCAGAAAAGAAGAGTGTGCAATTTGAGAACGTAGCTTATATTCTACATGATGATATTGTATATGAGATTGTTAATTATGATTTTAATCCCATTAATATCAAAGTTCCATTTGTGTTAGATCAAACTATTCCTCCTGCAACTCAACCAAGAACTATTGATTCTTCTCTTTCTCTTTTAGGTAATCGTCTTATTACTAGGTTCTTTGCTAAGACTTATGTATATGGATTCCGTACAAAGACATGGAGTGAATGGAAATCAACATTTCAACCAACTAGCCAATGGCATGAGTTAACTCCATTAGTTAAGTTACCGGCATCTAATCCTGGTCAATACTTTGCTATGCGTAACTTTGATGAATCAACCCATGTGTTTAAGATGAGGGATCTTCCTGTAGCGAATGAGGATGAATTAGGTACTGGTACTATAGCATGTCATATTAGAACTAAAGATTTTGATATAGCTGATCCAGTACATTTTAAGAAATTATATTGGTGGAGTGCAGATGTTTTAACTGGTAATAATGTAATTGGTGCAGCTTCTCCTATTACTATTGCTTTCTCACCATCTTGGGAACAGCTAGAAGACTCAGGTGGAGATTTAGCTTGGGAAGAATTAGGTTCCTGGGAGTCTTTGCTTGATACTCCTTCGTCTACTACTACTCAGTATACTGGAGATAATAATTTTGCTATTAGTAAGACATATAAGTTTATGAAAGGTTTAAGATTTAGAAAGATTAATTTTGTAGTTCTCTTAGTTACTGATGGTAGTCTTACACAACCATCTAAGATATTTAGTCTTACTGCTACAGTCAGAACTAAGCAAGCTATTGTAAAGACGGTGAGCTAATGCCTGGTAGTCGAACTCGTGGTTTTAATCCTTATGCAGCCGGTGCTAAGATATATGGTGGTGGTCGCTCTAATCCTACAAGTGGACCAGTTGATAAGATGGGTTATAGAGAAAGGGATATGAAGCATAAGGCACGCAAACAGGCTATAATGAATCGCCTAAGAGCAAAGAAACAGGGAAGATTAATTAGTTCCGAGTATTTGGGGAGTAAATAATGGCGTTAACGGTCGGCACTGGTATTAATAGGGCAGCTGCCCGTAGGGCGCCTGTTCCTACTTATAGAAGTCCACGAGTAGCAGAAAGGGCCCCTGCCCCTAAAAGAGCTACACGTTCGCCAGCTAGAAGGGCACCTAGTAGTGGTGGTGGTAGTCGTGGCCAAATTTCTCAGGGTTATTCTCGCGGTGCTGGTGGAGGCGGTGGTGGAGGTCGTGGAGTAAGTAATGTTCCTAGTGGTGGTGCCGGCGCAGTTAAGTCGGTTGGCGCTCCTAGTTTAAGTAGTTATCTTGCTGGTGATACTGATTATCAAAATTTCCTTCGAGGTAATCAGCGTACATTAGCAGACTTCCTTAATGATATGGGTCGACAGAAGACAGAAGCTGGTACTACATTTGCTACATCTAAGCGTCAGATGGAAACTGAGAAAGAAGAAGCTTTAGAAGCAATGAAAGATGAGTTTGCTTCTCGTGGCTTATTAATGTCTGGTTTATATGGTGAAGCTCAGGGAGATTATAACCGAGACTGGACTACTCAGATGGGAACTATGGAACAAGCAAATTCTGCTTTCCTTGCAGATTTACTTTCACAGCAAACAAATTTTAAACGTGAACAGCAGTTAGCTTCAGAATCTGCTAAGCAGGAAGCTTTACGACGCCGGGCTGAACGCTACGGAGTTTAATAATGGTAGATATTAGAGGTATTCTTGCAGGATTACAGTCTCATCCTGCGGGACGGGTATTAATTGGTGGAATTAATCCTAGCTCAGCTGATGCTGTAAGAATGGCTGGTGGTCAGCGTCCACGACCATTACTTAATATAGGTGGTATGGGTAGGCGTACTGCGGCTAATCGACAGGTAAAAGGTGGTCGTGTAAGTACTAGTCCACGTGGTTTTGACCAGCAACAACAGGGCACTGACCCCTTGGATGATATTCTTAGTATGATGCAAGAAATGTTACTTGGTGGGCAGGGTCAGCTTGATTATGGTGGTCTGCAATCACAGATTGAAGCTCAAATTAATCCTGTCTTTGATGCTCGTAGACAGGCAATTGAAAACTTGATGAGTAGGGCTCAGAGTCGTACTACACAAAACCGTCAAGATGTAACAGGTATGTATAATGCTCTTGGTGAAAATTATGAAGAAACTGGTGTAGAGTCTAATGAGTCGGCTATGGCTGCGGCAGCAGAAGCAGCTGCGCTACAGGGAAAGTTAAAGAGTAATATTCATGGTAATTATTCACGTGTTCAAGATGAACAGGCTGACTTATTTAAGCAATTAGGTATTGAAGCAGCGGCACCAGCTATATTACCCGACCAAGCAGCAGATCAAGCATTCTTAGAAAGTATGACAGATCAGACTGGTACAGCTAATCAGCAATTTTTACAGAATCAAGGAACTATTGATCAAAATTACTACCGGCAGGGTGCTCCTTTAGCTAGACTACAGGGTGCTAATATGTCATCTGATCTTATGCTCATGTTAGAGAATTATTTAGCTGAGCAAGGTGATGTTATTAATGAACTAGAAGCTTCTCGACAGAGTGAGATTACTGGCTCCTTTAATCAATTAGCTGGACAAGCACAGTCTGAACAGGATCAAAATTCTCAGCGTCTTTGGGAACGTTTAATGGATATGTATAATATCCAAAAAGATCGCTCTCAGCCTCAGCAAACTGGTGATCCTTTTATGGATTCTGTTATGAGGGCAGGATTAGCTCCTTCCGATGCTATGCAAGCTCAGGATGCTTGGGCTAGTATTCAGCAGACACCTGCTGCATTATATGGTCAGGCAAAAGATCCTAGAAGTGGTGAAATGGTTAAGACTACTCCTGCTAGGTTACAGCAGGAGATTAGGTTATACGCTAAACAAAATAATTTACCTCCACATATTACCAATGCTCTGTTACAGGCCGCTGCACAGCAGTCACGCTAAGAGAGGTGGATTAAATGAATGAGTCTTGGTTTCATTGGTATGGTGGTCTATTTTTTCGACGTGGTAATGAGGATGGTATAGTTGAAATTGGAAGTGGTACAGATTTTGATAGTGTAACTGTAATCCATTCTATTGATGCAAATTCATGGGCTTCTATTGTCTCTAGTGTATCTGCTCGTGGTGAAAATCATGAAACTTTTCATGAGGCATTAGAGTTCCATTCTAAAACATTCTTTCCCAGAGATTGAATTGTATTAATGAGCGCCGTTAATCCTATATAGGAGAAAAGGTGGCTGAAGATTTTAATGTCCGTTTAGCGGGCATTATTCAGAAGATGAAGCAGCAACAAAACTCGTCTTCTGCTACTTTAGCACAACAACTATTACGACACTCTACTTCTGGAATTAAGCCTTTTGATGCTAATTTAGGTAAGGGTGAAAGTAAGCAAGATCCTTCCTTGGTCAGTCGTATCTTTGATGTTCTTAGTCGACCTCTTTATGGTGTCAATGAACTCATCAAAGAAGGTATTGAATCTCGTGCAGAAGGTAATACTTTTGGAGAAAGGATTGAAGATAAGCTAGGTGGGTTTATCTCAGGTTTAACTGGTAAAGAAAAGACTCTCTTTAGCGATGTATTAGAAGAAACTGGTATGGAGCAAGGTGCCGGCAGAGGTGTACTAGGCTTCGCTGGTGATGTTGCATTAGATCCATTAACTTGGCTTGGTGGAATTGGTTTAGCTACTAAATCAGCTAAGGTTACTAAAGAAGCTCTTGGTGCAGTTAGTGGAATCAGTGCTAAGATTACAGATGATGTGATTCAGAGTATTGCTAAAGAACGTCCTAGTGAGTTAGCGGAACAGTTTATCCCTCGTCAGATTGATGAAATTGCTAGTCCATTTGCCAGGCCGGCTGAGAGAATACCGTCGTTATCTGAGCCTGCTATTCAGACGCAGACTGTTCCACAAATGCTGACACAAGAGTTTCCTAGGGTTTCTGTAGCAAGTAAATTAAGGAAGTTGGATTCTGCTACAGAAGCCCTAAGGAATCCTACTATTGCTATTCCAGAAACTCTGCGTAAGCTACCAATTGCCCAGGCTGCTCCTAAATTAGTCAAGTCTCAGACTCAGCAAGCTAAGCATATTAAGCATGAGAAGGCTTTAGCACATGCGGGTGTGGAATCAGCAGAGACTATCTTAGAACAGGCTAAATTAATTGGTGGCAGTATTGTCTCCAAAGCTATGCCAAAAGTTAAGCTATCTCCTGAGCGTACTATACGAGCTAGTCAATTAGCCGATAGGTATATGGAGACTAATCCTCACAGAGAGATTAATTCTGTGGGGCAGATGCAGTTATATAATAGAATTGTTGATGATGTAACTAAATCTCTTGCTGAGAAAGGTACTATCAAGAATCCTCGTGCTGCTAAATTTGATAAAGCTAGGCATGGCACTGCTTTTGAAATGCTTAGGTCTGCTGAAAAACAACTGGAAGCTAGTGGACGTGTATTAGTAGATAATGATGGAGTAGCACTCAGACTCTCTGAGGTTATTAATGAACTCGGTGGTCCTGTAGCGTTAAAGGGTGTAGACTTTCAGCATGTAATGGAAGCTTTTGCTAAGGGAGATAAAGCTAGATTAAGTGGTAAGGATCAGGCTTTAGCTCAGGCTATTGAAAGAGTTAAGGCTGCACGGGCACAGGGAAATGCAGCTATACAGTCTAGTATCTTATCCTCATCAGGTAAAGCTGTTGAAGATATTACTGGAATGACTAATGCTGCCCGGGCTAAAGAAGCTCGAACGTCGCTAGAAGGTGCTATTGGTAATGTTGTCAAACAAGCTGGAATGGTGCAGGGAGATGTTGTAGCAAGTAAGAATCTCATTCAAAAACTTTTCCAAGCAGATACTTCTGTAGCGTTGAAGGCTATTGATAGGCAAGCCGCTAAATTAATTAAGCAATCCGCTACAGGCAAGATGAATAAGGATACGACACAGTATCTGAATGATGCAATCTACAAGTCTCTAGGTGGTCGTCCTAAGATTCTTGGTACAGTGACAAATGGTAATCGTGCTACCGAAGGGATTATGTCAAAGGTAGCTACTTGGTGGGGAGCTAAAGATCTTAAACCATTTCAACGTGAACATATTGATACAGCTAGAATTAATGCAGCAGCATTTGAGCAGGCTTGGGCACCCATCGTTCGTCAAACAACAGAAGCGGAACGCCTTGCGGGATTCAAGTCTGCTCAAGGAATTATAACTCCCGCTACAGAAAAAGAAAGAATACTATCTGGACAATTTCAAGATGCTATGGAAAAACTCTTACACTCATCTAGATTATCTGATGACTTAGCTGCCGGTAATACTGTAGCTTTGCGTGCTGGTATTCATATGGATGAAATTAATACGTCTCTTAAGGAAATGGGTTCTAAGTTCCAATTTACTAACACTAAGGTCAAGGATAAATATGGAATAGATCATGATTTTACTAATAATGCGGACTGGTTGAAATCTTGGGAAGTTGGAGAATTTACTGATCCAATGCAGTTTATGCATCAAATTAATACTGCATTACAAAGAGTAACTAGACGCAATGCTGTAATGGATGATATGGTTGCTCGTTGGGGTATGCCTGTTAAGACCGGGGAGTTCAGGCATACTATTGATGATCCTAGAATGGCTGGATTCTACTTTCCTAAGGAGATTGCAGAACAGGGTAATGTCTTAATTAAGCAATTTGAAAAGAACTTTACTCCTAATAGTGAGATGTTACGTACCTATGACAAAGTGTTGCGAGCTTGGAAATCTGGTGTTACGATTTATTCTCCATCACACCATATTCGTAACATAATTGGTGATATATGGCTAGCTTCTTTAGATGGTGTTAGCTCTCCTAAATCTTACATGTTAGCTATGAGAACTATGCACGCTATGCGTGGACGGTATAAGGATATTAAGAGTGTTGGAGAACTTACAGACCCTGATTCTCTACGTCTTGCTATGTCACGTCCTGGTGATACAGCATTAACTACTAAGGGTGGAGTTCCTCTCACTTTTGAACAGCTTTATGTAGCAGCACATAATCAAGGTATTCTTGCTAAGGCATCTGTTCTGGAAGATATTATTACTGACAGTGGTAAGTTAATTCCTGATATGCCGATCTCCCAAGGTCGTGTCCGTGAAGCAGCACATGGATTAGCAGAAACTAGGGATCACTTTGTTCGTATAGCTCATTTTATTCATGTGGTTAGAAATAGTAAAACTAAAGCTTATAAGGATCTGTTCTCCGAAGCTGGACACCGCGTTAAAAAGTACCACCCTGATGGTATGGACTTAACAGACTTTGAACGAACTGTTATGCGTCGATTGATTCCTTTCTACTCTTGGCTCCGTAAAGCTACTCCACTCATGGTAGAAGCTATGGTGCAGAAGCCTCAATTAGTAACTATGTATCCTAAGCTTATGGCCAATATTCAAGATATGGTGGGTATTGAACAAGCTGGTGGATTAGGTGACCCATTCCCAGCAGATGCACAATTTCCAGATTGGATTAGAGCAGGTGGAATTGGACCTGTATTACATCAGGGTATGGGTGGATTACCTGGATTTATCGCCAGTTTGGCTCGTAAAGATGAAGGTCGAGAAGGCTATGTAATGGTCAACCCGTCTAACCCATTCAATGATATTGTTGGAGATACTTCCTCTCCTGAGACATTAATTAAGGGATCATTAACTCCTGCTATTCAGATTCCTATGAATGTCTGGTCACAAGAAACTAGCTTAGGTATTCCTATTGAAAGTACTCCACAGTTCTTAGCAGAGCAGATTCCTGTTGTTGGTACTACTAGTAGAGTTACTGGAATGCAGCAAGGTAGACGAGATGAACCATTTAGTCCTGAACAGTTAATTAGGCTATTAACAGCATCAGGATTACAAGGTACTGCTCCTTATGAGGAATCTGCTCGCCAACAGCAATTACAGAGATTACGACAGAGGTTGAAGGAGGGTTGATAAATGCCTGGCATGGAAGACCTTATTGTCAAAGATAAGTTTCGAGAATTAGGTCGGAAATATAAGGATTTAGAGCGCAGTAATATTCTCCCAGAACTAGACATTAATCGACCCGGTCCAGATATTCAAGGTTTCTATAACAGGATCAAGGGTCAGTTAGATGTAAATAAGGCTGCGACCTCTGTAGCGTCTCAGCTAGCGGCTAACGAACGCTCTAGGCGTGCCCTAGCGGACGCGCGAGCACTAGAGTCTCAGTGGGGCAGCTATGATCTCTCAGGGGTTACTCCACAGTTTATGCAACAGCAAGGACTGACTGGTAAACCTACTAGTAATGCAATGAAGCCTTATGGCTTGCCAGTAAAATATACAAGAATTAGTAGTGAGTATGAAGGTGGATATCGTTCTAGTGGTGGTCACTCAGGTACTGATTTTGCTGCACCTAGAGGAACACCTATTTATGCTACACATGCTGGATATGTTAGTTTTGCTGGTAGTAGTGGTGCTTATGGAAATATGGTTACTCTTTCTAGCAAGGCGGGCTTTATAACTAAATATGCTCATCAAAGTCGTATAGCAGTTAGATCTGGTACCTGGGTAAACAGAGGTCAATTGATTGGATATGTTGGCGCTACAGGAAACGCTACAGGAAATCACTTACATTATGAGGTTTGGGTTAATGGTAGAATGACTGATCCGAGGGGATACTTCTAATGGTATATATCCCTGACTGGCGTAGTATACCACAGGTTAAATTAAATCCTAGATATATGCCTGATCGTTCTCAGCCATTGTCTGCCAATTTCAGAGATAGTCTCAGTATCCTAACAGGCGGTCAGCAGAGAGCTAGAGTTCCTGGTAATCAAACTTTTGCCTATAAAACTGGACAACAGACTAACAGTATTTTAGATAGACTACGGCAGATGCAGAATAATACAGGAGGTAGTATGAATTCTCCTGTAGCGGGAGGTTCTACTACTGGCGGTGGTTCAGAGTTTAATAGGCTGGTATCTGCTATTGCTGGTAAAGAGTCAGGAGGGAACTATAGAGCAGTAAATCGCAGTTCTGGCGCATTAGGTAAATATCAGATTATGCCAGGTAATGTAGGTCCGTGGAGTCGCGAAATCTTAGGTAGGACAGTTTCTACATCTGAGTTTTTACGAAACCCTCAGTTGCAGGATGCAATTGCTCGTGGTAAGCTACAGCAGTACTACAAGCAATATGGGGCTGCTGGTGCAGCTACAGCTTGGTATGCAGGACCAGGAGCAGTAAGAAATAAAATGGGTAGCACAAGAAAACAGGGAGCTTACCCTAGTATTAATGCTTACTGGCAAGATATCTTAAGAAGGATGCGATAGTGAATGATGTTACTCCTAAGGGTGTAATAGTACCTTCTCCTGACCCTACTGTTCTCACTACTGAAGCACTATTAAGAGAAGTACTTCATGTTAAAGAACTTTTTACCGAGAGAGTCGATGGTCTGGAGGATAAACTTGAGTCATACCAGCAAAGTCACACGTCGCAACATCGCTATGAGGTACAGGAGGCGATTCAACACCTTACAGAATTATGTGCCGAGAGATTCGATGGTATCAAGACTCAATTTGTGGAACGTGACTCTAGATCAAAGGAGTCCACTCAATCAAGTAAAGATGCGATTGCCGCAGCGTTAGCTGCTCAAAAAGAAGCAGTAGAAAAGAGTGAAAAAGCTACTGAAAAAGAGTTAGACAGCATTAAGACAAACTTTGACACTACGATTAAAAGCATTGAAATCCAACTTAATGATTTGAAAAGTAATATAAATAAAGCAGGTGGAGAAGTTTTAGGCCAAAGGCGAACTCAGGACGAGGGAGCCCGTAATATCTCTATTATAATTGCTGCTGTCAGTGCGGTTGTAGCAATTGTCTCTGTAGTAGGCCTGTTTATTGGGCTTAATTTGTAGGAGGTATAATGGATAAAGATATCGAACAAGAAGTTGATCAATACAATGATCCTGCTAGTGAAGGTCCACAAGAGATTTTAGATAAAGCTAAGCCTGGTGATATTGTACGAATTACTCTACGTGGTCCTGCCAGTGGTGAGGAAATTAATGAACTTGTAGATATGTATAATAAAGATTATCCAGGTGTTTCTTTCATCATTGTTACTGATGGACTGATTAGTAAAGTTGAGATTGTAGGTAGTAATGGCTAATTCAATGACTTCCACTCAAATGAGGAACGCACTTAAAAAGTGGTTCCCCAATGGTGGTTATGAGTTTTATTCTGGCTGGGAAACACGCGGTCGTCCTGGTGGAGTACAGCCTGCTGGTTTTGTTATTCATCATACTGGTGGTGCATATACTGATTCAGATGCTTATATGAAGTTCCTTTTTGTAACTGGTAGACCAGCTGAGGGTATTCCAGGTCCATTGTGCCAGTTTGCAATTGGAGGTTCAGGTAGGTTATATATTGGTGCTTTAGGTAGAGCTAACCATGCTGGGAGTGGTGATTTAGAGACTCGTCAGAAGGTAGGGGCCGAGAACTATCCGGGTTATACCTCTGAAATGAAGCCAAATGATAATAACTGGCTTAGTGGTAACGGTCAATATTATGGTGTAGAAATTTGCTATCCAGGTACATTGCCTATGAAGCCTGCTCAATACTCAACTGCTGTTAGGCTTGCAGCAATGATTATAAGTCATTATGGATGGACTGCTCTTTCTACATTTGCCCATCGCGAACACAGTACTCGTAAGATTGATCCTGGTAAGATTACTCTTTACCAGTTCCGTAAGGACGTAAGAGCCTTACTTATATCAGAAGGAGACGATGATTTCATGGGATTTATTAATAATCAAGAAGATTTCAATAAGGCAATGTCATTATGGTGGAATAAAGTTATGGAAACTAGTGGTGGTCCTACAGGTAAAACACCTGAGACTATGCGTCTACGGGCTGTTCCAATTCAGCAGATGATTGGTCGGGTTCAGTCAGATGGATCGTTTATCAATGTTCATACTGTTATGGGTTATGTATATCAATTAGCTAAGTCTTTTGGAATTAATAATCCGGATGGTCCACACCCACTATTAGATGCTCTGTTGGCTGCTAATGATGATATACAGGTACAGCAAGTTCTCGACGCTTTAGAGCAAATTACAATTGAAGAGCCAGTAAACCCTTAATGGCGAAGGCGGTATTGCAGCGTAACGGCTTCGCGGGTACACTATTGGATAAAATGCTTGGTACCTGGTATTTTGAGTGTTTTGATCCAGATACGGGGCTGCATTATATAGATGCTGTTGGAGATTTAGGTTCAATTAATGATGAATGGATGGCAAGTGTTGGTCCGGGACAGGTTCGTTGTTTAAAGGATCCTTCTTCTGGTAATTTTGCAGATACATTTAGAGTTGTCTCAGTAATTCATGATGATGCAGATGCTAATGCAAAGGCTTGTAGAGCTATTTGTGGACCTAATGGAGAATTGATGAATTTATGGACTGTTCACAGAACTGGTAAATACTTAGAAAAGTTAGGTGTAGACTTTCCTTTGTATCGAGGTCACAAATATAGGAAGTATTGGGACTCTCAGGTTCCAGTACTCAACCCTGTCAAGGATCCTCAACCAGTACAGGTATTTGAGTAGGAGATAAAATGAGTAATACCGTCGTATCGTTTATCAGAACATATGTTCCTGTAGCGGTAGGAGCATTGATTTCTTGGTTAGTTGCACATGATGTTGTATTGGATGAGGAAGCTCAGACTGGTCTAACAATTGGTCTTACTGGATTAGTGATTGGACTATATTACCTTGTTGCTAGAATTTTAGAGAGGAAGTGGCCATTATTTGGATTCCTTCTTGGAACTCCTAAAGTACAGCCGGTCTACTCAAATGTGGATACTAAGGCTCAGTTAGATAAAACAGCTTAAACTCAATAAAATTAACCCCCATTCAATTAAGGATGGGGGTTAATTTTTACTTCATATACTCTTTACATGTCTCTTGTCTATGTTCTTTTGCATATACTACTAGATTACCAAGAAAACCATCAGATATACTAAGTCTCATGTGCCAAGTACATCTATGCATTAACCAAAGACAGTCATGATGTAATACTACTTCAAATCCTGATAAATCACCAATCCACACATATTGATCTTCTGGATATTCTAAATGAGACCAGTCAAGTTTGTTATCATCATTAGAATTACTATCGATTCCCATTAAAAAACCTCCCAAAGTATATCAGGAGTACCACCCTCGATCTTTAGTATTGCCTCTTTCCATTGATCTTTATGTTCTTTCAATACATAAAAAACTACACTAACTTGCATACCACCAGCATAATCTGGATCAGTCGTAATGGTGATTTCTTCTGGTTCTGGTAGAGGTTCTACAAGCTTTTGTATTGCATACAGAGCCTCTAGAATTGGTAACTCTAAACTCATATTACTGGCTCCCTAATACCTTTACGTTGTAGATAGTAAATACCATGAGCAGTAGCGTCGTAAGCATGGTTCAGAGGATCTGATTTGGGAAGTGGCTTCTGACCCCAATACTTATATCCAACCACTCTCTTATCTCTCTGCTGTTCAATAACTTTAACACCATTACGTTTAGCCCAAGATTTTACATACCCAATTACCTGTACAGTAATCATCTTATCATGCTTAGGAACCTGATTTCTGAATCCAGGCGGGTTAAGCATAAATTCTTCAATGATTACTAATTCAATCCCCTGTAGCGTCTCTAACCATTCAATGACTTCACCATGTTTAATTGAGTTCATCCAACTAATACCACCATCAGCATTGAATATACACCATCCTGTAGTAGCGCCTGGATCAATTGATAGATACATTAGATTCAATCCATTCTTGCACCATATGAGCAGCTTCTAAGTACTCATCACTAGGAGTCATTGTTACTTCTTGGCCAGGAACATATGTTATCCAAATAAGATCACGTAAGTTCTTAGGTAATTTGAACCAATGTGTCTTACAACCCCACATTGCTGGTGGAACTTGTCTGTTACAGTTTGGCCAATGACAATGATGATTACGAGTTTGACTTTGATTCTTTACATACTCCTTTTTATCCATTAATCTTCTACTTCCTCATTACAGACTGTACATACCCAATGATTATTTGTATAAATCATTTCTCCGCTACAGGCGGGGCATTTAACTGTAGTCTCGTCTTTCAATTGTTCTCTCCTTGAATCTCGAACCATATGGCACGTACTTGTTGTTCTGTTAGATCAAGTGTAAAAGATAATCTTTGAATAGCCTCAAATTCGATAGTTCTGCAAGAGGCAAGAAAAGCTTTACGATTATCTCTAATTTCATTAACTTTTGCTTCATCCATTAGCTGGTCCCATCGTTAACTCAAATTTACCACAAGCACAATCTGGACACCTACACATACCTTTTAGAGTGTTCCATTCCCAACATACTTTACAGAAGCAGTAACAATGACCTGAGTTGCTCCATGCAGGCATGTGCATATTATCATGAGGATCTCTCTCTTTCTTCTTTTTAGGTAAATTAATAGGACTATTGAAACTTCTCTTAGTTGTGTGATCCATTAACTAGTCTCCTTGCATTCATGGTGATGTGATAAGTTATATAACTCATCTATAGTAGGATCTTCCCTCTCTGTCCATTCAGTCCACTGGCATATATGAATAATGCCAACTATAGGTACATCATTCTCATTAATTACAGTATTAATAGACCATTCATCTAAAAATCTACTTACAGGATTATGCATTAGTTCATCCCAATCTTAGACAATGGACAATCTTGTAAATGATGTATTATATCCTTTATTACAGTCCATAAGTTTATACCAAACACCTCAATATTGGTTCCGTCATTTAGAGGTATAACATAAGGTGCAGCATCATCATCAAGACCATAAGTAGTTGACATATTACATATTGCATGAACTACCGTTAAATTAAAATTAGTTTCAGTAAAGATATTCCAATCTCTAGGATCTAAAATTTTATTCAATTCATATAATTTGTCACTCACTTAAGATCGCCACCCCATTCTTAAGAACAGCTAATAGACTTTGTTGACGCTGCTCTAATCTAGCAATTTGAATTGCCTGTTCTTGAATTTCTTCTTGTTGAACTCTATTGGCCGCTTTAAGTTGGTCAATCTGCTGTTGCATTGGTTCTCTAGCCATGAGTAATCCTCCTAAAACTTTACTCTAGTGTTCTTAAATAGATACTGCATGGTATAGTATTCAGCCTCATTAAAAAGATCATCTATCTCATTGAGTGTGAGTTGATTAGTCTCTAGTGCTTCTAAAATATACTCCTTTCTAGGATGATGTCTAAATAAATATCTGAGTGATTCTTTATATACACTAATTAAATCCACACTATTCACTATCCTTATATTTATCTACAATCTTCATTGTAGAACATGGCCAGGTTGGTTCATAGTAAGGATAACAATGTTCACAGTTATATCCAAGAACATCATTACCTACTTTGATATGTAATTTTTCTAACTCTTTAATCAACTTTGCTAATTCCTCATTCATGTCCATTTAACACCTTTTTCTCTACCACGAATGGTACCCCAAAATCTTGCGGAATATCTGTCATTGCTTTAATGATCTGTTGATCGAAGTTATACCCAGTTGCAATTTCAAACCACACTGAGTCATGTACCTGTAACACCATCTTACACTTGTCGCTACAGACCTGCTCATCTAATCGGATCATTGCATCCTTAACAATCTCGAATGCACCACCTTGGATAATTGCATTGAAAGCTTTGTGTGAAGATTTATCAGGATTTAAGAAATGTCGTCGCCGGCCCGTCCACATGGAGACATAACCATCTTGTTTACACTTAATACTTGCAATAGTATTGGCTTTACGTAGATTTGGGTATGCTTTGAAGAAATGGTCACGCATTCTCTTAGCATCTAAATACTCAATATTGAATGCATTCTTAATACGTGTAATTCCACCACCATACATTGTAGCATATACAAATGTCTTAGTATTGAATCTTGTCCATCCAAGAGTCTCCGCCATTTCAGTAAAGACATCACGACCATCATTAAAAATCTCTAAAAGATTAGGCTCTCTAGCATAAATCTTACAAGCTGCCAGTCTAAGCTCTAGTTGTGAGTAGTCAAACTCTGCAATATAGAATCCATCACGAGCAAGAAAAGCTTTCTTAGTGTTCTTATTCCACTCGTCTACACCTTCTTTAGGGATTTGTTGTAGGTTAGGTCGCTCACAAGACAAACGACCAGTACGAGTACCATGGATTTTGAAATTGGGCTGGAGTTCCCCTTTCCGTTCAAGTCTGATATAAGCTTCATAGTAGGATGAGACAGCTTTACTCCATCCTCTGTATCTGAGGATCTGCTGAGCAATTGGGTTACTACTGGGTCTAAGGTATTCTTCTTCATACTGCTCCATTGTTTCTCTGTCGAAGCTAGGTTTACCAGTTTTAACGGATTTTTTAAGCACCGGCAACTCTAACCTGTCAATAAGTAACACATTTAAGTCTTTGTTAGAATTAGGGTTGAATCCTAACTCTTTCTGTAATGACTCCATTACTAAGCGACCACGTTCTGCTTCAATTGCACATAAAGGTAGATCAACCTTAACTTTATGTCGCTCAATATTAGCAATGACTCTTGTGAATTTAGTCTCTCTAGTCCACAGTTCTTGTTTATACTCAGCTAGAAACTCAAATATAATATGCTTGAAGGCATCACGAGTAATTTCAGCATCATTAGTTGAGTATTCATCCATTATATTTGCTGGTACAGCCCACCATCCAAAGGTATCTATAATCTGTTGCATATATTCTGAACGATTTTTAGGGTTACCACCATAATACTGAGAAGTTGCAGTTAAATCTTTGCTCCAATGCTCCTCATGAAGCATATGAAACATTAACATCGTATCGAAGAAGTACTTTCCTTCTAATTTATAACCTGCATCCCGTAATCTTTCGAGGTCATGTTTTGCATTATGAAAGATTAGAATATTAGCCGATTCCACGATACCCCTGAGAGCCTCTGAGAGCTCCGTAGAGACGTTTGACCCCGGGGGTAGGTGACCTAGAGGGAAGTAGCCTCCGGGGCCGTCAGCCGGGCACAGAGAGACGCCTAGCAGGTCACCAGGCTGTGCTGACTCAATCGGAGGTATAACTGGGGAGTCCCACGGTACATTTTCCGTGTCAACCACCAAGTACTCCGAATCTTTGCATTTCTGTAATAAGTCCAGGATCTTTTTCTCCTCCATCTGAATCTTTCACCTCCCCTTTCTCTGGAATTCTAAAATCTCTAGTCTCTGTCATAATCAACTTCTCATGCTGCCTGAGTGTATATCTCCCTTTTGCGTAGTTTAAATAAGTAACTCCCTTGCTCTTTAGCATTCCTATTACAGTAATAGCGTTGGCACCAATATAAACTGATCCATATAGATCTGGTAAATCTAACCATTTCTTATTTCCATTTGATTCAATTCCTGGCTTACGGCTATGATGTATATGTATGACTGCTACTCGCCTCTTTTTTCTAACTTCTGTATTAATGAACTCATTTAATTCAATAATAGTTTGATCATCATTAGTACTGCCACCAGCAATCACAGATAGTGAGTCAAGAATAAGTACTTCAATATTATTCTGATCAATCATTTCTAATAGTGTACGTTTATTATCTTTACGATTTAAGGGAAAGGCATGTCCTAAAGGGTAGATCATGAATGTTTCATTAATAAGGTGAGTATCTTTGATATTCATATCTTTGAAATATTGCTTTACTTCCTCATGAGCCATTTCAGCAGATATGAATGCTACTCGCTTCTGTTTAATAATCTTCCAATCCAAATATGAGTCTATACCAGACGCTACAGACAAACCCATTCTAGTAACTAGTGTTGTCTTGCCAGAATAAGACGGTCCGAATATTACAGTCTGTCCCGCTACAGGTAATATACCTTCTATAATCCAATCCAACTCAATCTTTGTATCCATAAACTCCTGAAATCTATACAACACAGGAGTCTGAATATTCTGTACTTCATCAGTGCCTTTCTTGGACCGTACACGTTGGACTATACTGAGAAGTCTTTTAACTTGGTCAGGTCGCTTGGAGTATTTCTTCCAACGATTATCAGCATCATACAGAATGGTAACAACTGCTTTGTTCGACATTCCCATTTCAATGCAGTCGAATGCCAACCTGAACAATGCTGAACTTCTAGATCCAACAGGAACACCTGGTTTCTTAAATAGATCGAAGGTGTCAGGTTCCCATTTATGTAGAGCTATAAGCCAGTCAATATCTGGAAGGTCTTTAACCTTAATGTCTTCAACTGTCTGTAACGGAGGTTCGGCTATAGTTGAAAATGTTTGTATTGGATAAGATGTGTCAGATGAGAAAGTACGAGAGACTATTTTTTTAGATTCATGATGAATTGTAGTAGGCGGACGCAGAACTTGTGTTGCATCCCAACCTGATAAATCTGCCCTTAAAGCATATGCGATTTTCTTAGAGATTAATGATACTAATGCAGCGTCTGTAGCGAATTCGTCAAGACGCCAATACCAATGTTCGTGATTCTTAGTGCTAGATTGAATTTTAATGGTAGGTTCAGGGATATCACCTAGAGTTTCTGGTAAACTACCATCGAACTCTGCCCATACATAGTTTGTCCCTAAAAATGTATCATAACTAACTTTAGGTGAATCATATAGTGGTGGTGCAATATATACTTCATGTGTTTTAGAATGTTGTCTAACATGTTGAAATAGTGACCGTTTATTGGTAGGCCACTTGAAGAAGTACTGCTTCCAATATCCATCTTCTGTAGCGTCTTTTTTAGTATCCTTAATTGGAGAGTAGACGTGGCCTTCATGCTCTCCATATAAGGAGTCACAAAAGCTTTCTAGCTCATCCACGTAAATCCTTAATGACAGCGACGGTACAACCCACCCATACTCCTATTACTATTACCCATAGAAATATGAGCCAAGCTAGTTCTGATCTACTAATCCCTGTAATCGTGATCGTTTGTGTCTCTTTTGGAGCGGTGCCTTCCTTTCTTAACTCGATTCTTACGAGCAGTATGACGTGCCCATCGTTTAGCAATCTCAGGATGCTTCATCCAAAGAAACTTACGTTGAGACTCACTCTCAAATGGAGACATTATTTCTTACCTTTCTTAGCCTCTCGCTGAATCTTAAGAGCTTCCCTAGTTAGTTCTTCTGATCTACGAATTGCTTCTCGTTGTTGAGAGGCTTGTTCTGCTTGTCGCATTGCTTCTAGTTCAGCCTCTACATTATCTCCATTACCACCCATTATATCTCCTTCAATATTAATGATTGTTACTTCATCTGTAGAAGACTTAATCTTAATCTGATTTGGTGGCATACTTGGATCCTCAATAACCTTTATGTCTAAGATTTTTGACATATTTGTCTCCTTAGTTAGTAGGAAGTTTCTGTAGCGCAGGTACCTCTAGCTCTCGGAGAACATTATGGAGGTCCTTCAATCACCCGAAACGACTCACTGAAATTGTTAACGCTACAGAAACTTCGTAGCTCAGGAGGGATTTGAACCCTCATGTCCTTGTGGACAAAGGATTTTAAGTCCTCCGCGTATACCAGTTCCGCCACTGAGCCTATGTAGATAGTGGGTTTCAACACACTCACTTTCTCGGTGGGGGAACCTTAGGTGATTGCGTGTAAGGGGTAATTACTCCCTCAGAATACCCATTAGTTATCTGTTATACCCACTATCTACGTCTTTAGTGTAGGTATGGACACAATTAGCACTGTTAATTAAGTTCGAGCCCTAATCAGGCTGAGGAAGTATGCCTACTCCCACCAATACGGCGATATAAGCCGGCTATACGCTCATCGTCCCGCTGGCACTCCATACCTACTATTTAGTTAGAGCTAAACCACAGGGGTTATCTAGCTCTACTGTATTTAGTTGTTATAGTGCCTTTACAAACTTGATGTTGAAGTAATGCTTTTCATCATCATTCTTATCAGTCTGCTTGACGATGACAAACTCAACATCAATACCAACAACATCTTCGACACTAGAAACTTGTCCATCCTCAAATCCAAGAGACTTAAGGCGATTCTTTACACGAGACAGGTCACGAATAACCTGCTTACGATCTGCTGGAGCCAACTCCGCAAGATCATCAGGAGTCATATCAGGATAGGTAGTCAACCATTCACTAGCATTCTTTCCGAACTGAGCAGAATCCTCATCAGTATCTTCATAGGTAATAACCCACTTAGTTAAACCAGGCTCATCACCCTTACCCTGAGTGGTACGCATTTCACTCTTAGAGACGTTTCCTGTATAACTACCTTCCTCATCAATATTGAAAGGATTATCAGGAATCTGATCAACGTCCATCTCACCATAAAGCTGGCTCATCGTGTGCTCCATTTCTGTAATGCTTGGATGAAATCTTCGGGAGACATTTTCCCTTTGATAGTACTAATTCTTGACTTGGCAGCTATTAAGTCATTACCCTCCACATCAATTTTGAATCCCATTTTGATAGAGCCGGTGCATCTACCAATAACATGACAATCCTGAGCTATGACTTTATACACTTTGTCAGATAACTGAGGTTTCTTAGTCATATCTTTGGATAGACCGGCAATAGGAGCATTCTCGTGAACGATGAAGAATACCGCTACAGGAGCTTTAATGAATCTACGTAGAATAGGTCTAAACTTGTTTCGGATAACATGGTAATCAGCGGGAGCTGGATTGTCCATTCCTTGAAGTTCGGTCTTAACCTCCTTAGGAGCACCTGAGCCTACAACTAAGGACTCTCTAAACTTGCCTCCCCAGGTAGCATTATCCATTAACATATCTAGATACTCCTCTGTCATTTCGTTCACAGTATCTAGAATAAAAGTATCGAATGGCTCTTGTTCAAACTTAACATCACGAAGCTGAGAAACACCTTGATATGGTCTAATAGCAGCCTTAAGACTGTGGTTATCTAATGAGGTCCAACCTGAGTCTGTAGCGTAGATTACAGAATTACTAGAATACATTGCAGCAGTAACAGTCTTAGCTTTACCAAACTCTCCATACAAACATATCTTGGGAACTCTCTCCATCACATCCGAATATTGTTCAGTCATCTTTAACCTCTATAATAATGTGTTCATGTTGACATTTAATTCCTTTTCCATTAAGCCGCTTTTTAGCTAACTCTGCTAACTCTTTTGTAGCATAACTGTTAACTATTGTATAGTCATATAAACATATAATTCTGTATTTAGTGTTCGTATCCATAGTCATTCTCCGTAGTGAACATAGTAGCCAATGTCTTTGATGCGTCTAATCCTTTACGTTCAAATCTGCAAGGAACTTGGAATGGGCAATATTCACAGTTACCACCATCAAGTGTACGAGCGACGTAATTCTGTTGTTCCGCTACAGGCATATGCTTAAGATATTGAAGTCTATAGGCTGCCCGTAATTGGTCAGCTGC